CGGTGGAGTTAATGTGATTTCGGATGTACTAGCTATAACTGTACGGTCATCTTCATTTAACACTTCATAAATCAACTGTTTTATGATAATTTTGATTTTTTCTTTTGAATGTGTAAACATAAATCGTGATCACGTATAAATAGACATTAATACTATACAAACATGAAGATTTTTAAATGTTTTGTAAAAAGTTATATATTTATATCAAAATGCGGCAACGTCTTTGCTGCCACGCTAATACAATTCTATTGAAGTTTTTTATCAATAACTTCAGAACCACAAGGAAAATATAATATGTCAGATCTATTAAAAGAAGCGTTAGCGGATGCTAAGGCCGTTCGCGCTACCGCACTTGCTAACGCAAAGGTAGCGCTCGAAGAAGCATTTAGTGACCGTGTTCAATCACTATTCGCAGAACGACTAAAAGAAGAATCATCTGAAGAACCCGTAGGTAATTCAGAACCACCACAACACGACGGTGGTAACACGGATGAAACAATTAGTGATATGGAACTAGAAGAAATCATTGCTGAACTTGAAAAGGATGCAATGGAAGAAGGTGAACCAGCACCAATGGATCCAAATGCTGCTGCTCCAGTAGCACCAACTGATCCTATGGCTGCACCAGTTCCTCAAATGTCAGATACTCCAGCAGCACCAGTTCCTCAAATGTCAGATACTCCAGCAGCACCAGTTCCTGCTCCTGCTCCATCAATGGATCCAAACGCTGTTGCTCCAGCAGCTCCAGCAGCTCCAGTTGATGCATCCGTTCCATCAAATCCAGCTGAAGAAGAAATTTCTCTTGAAGAACTTCTTGCTGAACTTGAACTTGACTCAGAAGATGAAGGAATGACTCACGGATCATCTGAAGAACCAGAATCCGCTTTTGAGGAACAACTTCAAGAAGTAACAGCTCAACGTGATGAAGCGATGAAGACTGTTGATATTTTACGCAGCCAAATCAATGAAGTTAATCTATTGAATGCTAAATTGCTTTATACCAATAAGCTATTTAAGCAATTTAGTATGAATAATAACCAAAAGATGAAGGTTGTAGAAAACTTTGACCTCACTACTAATATACGTGAAGTCAAATTAACTTATGCTATTATGGCCGAATCGTTTAATTTGGGTGGATCAGTTGTTAAAAGAAAAAATACAACTGCGACTACTATCACCGAAGGTTTGGCAAGTAAGGCTGTTGCAAGTACAAAACCATCTCAACCAATTGTTGCAGGTGGTAACCAAATGGCAGAGAGATTTAAGACACTCGCTGGCATTAAGAAGTAATAACGTCGGATAAACAAATTAAACAATACAGGAAAATATAATATGAGTGATGTAAAGTCATTATTGACAACAAATATGAATCCACAGGCTGAGCTTATGGCTAAGACCCGTGGATTGCAATCAAAGTGGGAACAAACCGGTTTGCTTGAAGGCCTAAAAGGCACTGAAAAGGCAAACATGTCCATCCTTCTTGAAAACCAAGCAAAACAATTGCTTGATGAAGCTACCTCTACAGGTACTTCCGCAAACAGTGAACAATGGGCTGGCGTTGCTCTCCCACTAGTTCGTCGTGTATTCGCTGAAATCGCAGCTAAGGAGTTCGTCAGTGTTCAACCAATGAACCTCCCAAGCGGTCTGATTTTCTATCTCGATTTCAAGTACGGTTCTAACAACGGTGCATTCTCCAAGGATACCGCAAACAACTATAGTTCACTATTCGGCGGTACCGGCACCAAGCTCGGTTCAACTGATAGTGCAACCGGTGGTCTCTACGGCGCAGGTCGTTTCGGTTACTCAATCAACGATCAATCACTTAATCACATCAGTGCCTCACGTAGTGCTGTGACTACATTGAGTCAAGTAAATTTCGATGCAACTTTTAGCGCATCTGTTGCTGATGGTGATGTATATACATTGACAACCACAAACTTCTACAGTGCTTCTAGCGCTCAAGGTAATGTGTTTGATGCAAATGGTGTACGTTCATTCACCGTTGCTGGTTCCGGTATCACCACTTACTTCCCATCATTGACATCAATCAATGGTTCAGAAGTAACCTTCGTCGTTTCTGGTTCAAATCCTGCTTCCGCAAGTTTGACTATTAACTACGGTGTACAACCTAAGGATAGTAATCGTGGTGACTTCGAAGACAAGACCACAACCGACAGCTTGAGCTCAATCGGTATTCCTGAAGTCAACCTTGAGTTGAAGAGTGAGCCAATTGTTGCTAAGACACGTAAGTTGAAGGCAGTCTGGACCCCAGAACTTGCTCAAGACTTGAATGCTTATCATAGCATTGATGCAGAAGCAGAATTGACTGCTCTTTTGAGTGAATACGTTTCAATGGAAATCGACCTCGAAATCCTTGACATGTTGATCACCAACGTTCCATCCGTGACTACCGCACGTTGGAGCGCAAAGATTAACCGTGAAATCAGCGATACTGGTGTCGTCACTGACACAACTACTGCTGGTACAGGCGGTTACTACACCAAGTCAACTTGGTTCCAAACTCTTGGTAACAAGATCCAAAAGGTCTCTAACAAGATTCACCAGTTGACTCTACGCGGTGGTGCAAACTTCCTCGTATGTTCACCTGACGTTGCAACCGTCTTGGAGTCAATCCCAGGCTTCGTTGTCAACACCGATGGTGACAGCGCCAAGTTCGCAATGGGTGTAAGTAAGGTTGGTAACTTCGCAAGTCGTTTCCAAGTCTACAAGAACCCATACATGGCTGAAAACACCATCTTGGTTGGTTTCCGTGGAAATAACTTCCTAGAAACCGGTGCTGTGTATGCTCCATACATCCCACTCGTACAAACCCCATTGGTGTATGATCCAGTGAACTTCACCCCACGTCGTGGTGTGATGACACGCTACGCCAAGAAGATTGTCCGCCCCGAATTTTATGGGAAAATCTTGGTCGGTGATCTCGATCAAGTCTAATCTTTAAGTAAATTAGAATAAAACAAAAACCCCAATGAAAATTGGGGTTTTCTTTTGCACCAAATTATTTTTTATCTTACCGTAGAACTTATATATGTATAGTCAATATGAGTAATATTGGAATTTATAAGATCACTAATAAGAAAAATGGAAAATTTTATATTGGAAGTTCAAAACATATTGATAGACGGTGGTGGGAACATACCAACGATTTGAATAAAAATAAACACGTTAATCCAAAACTTCAACATGCGTGGAATTATTATGGATCAGACGCATTTGAATTTACAATATTGGAAAACGTAGATAAAGATAAACTTATAGAAAGAGAACAATTTTACTTGGAGACATTTCTTCCATATAAAAGAAACATTGGATACAATATTGGAAACAAAGCGTATGGCGGGGACAATTTTACACACAATCCAAATAAAGAAAAGATATTAGAAAAAATCACAAAGTTAAATAACAATAATAGAATGCATGGTAAAAAACATAGGATCGAATCTATTAATAAACAAAAAGAAAGAGCTGTGGGTAGGTATTCTTTAGAATGGTTTAAAAACAGATATGGCGAAGAAGATGCATTAAACATGTATATTCAAAGAAACGAATTTCTGAAAAATAGAGATATAAATCATGTGTATGATAATGGACTTAAAGGAACAAAAAAAGGACCAATGTCACAAGAAATGCGTGATAAGATAAAAGATACAAAGAAACAGTTTAAGTTAAATAAACCTCAATTTATTTTGGATTTGAAATCTGGTCAATTTACAAACAAACAATTGTCTGAAAAATATAATGTGTCTGAAGTTACAGTGAAATATTACAAACGTAAAATAATTTAATACTTATACTTATGATCAAGTTAAAGACATTGTTGTTAGAAACTGGATGGTCAGATATTATAATAGATGATAGATACACTTGGTATCATGGTAGGTCCGTCGATAATGATACATTTTCATTGAACTATGTGGGTGGAGAAGAATCGACTGATCAAGAAGGTCCGGGGTTTTATTTTACCAACAATCTTCAAAATGCAAAAGGATATGCGTATCCTAATGGAATTGTATTAAAGTGTAAAGTGGATTACAAAAAGTTAATTATCAAGGGTGATGTGTCTGAGACACAAACAAGTAAAAAGATTGTAATTGATTTGATTAATAATAGTCCAAATAAGGATTCTGCATTAGAAAACTTTGATGAAGATCCTAAAGTTGCAATGATAAAAGCAGTCAATGTTTATTTGAAATATACTGCTGCTTATGATGCTTATCAGATAATTGCTCGTGATTTTTATAGATATGATGCAAAAGAATATTTACAAGTATTGTCTAAATATTATGATGCTCAACTTACAAAAAATAATAATACAATTTATCATTTAGTTGTATATAATCCCGCTATAATAAAAGTTATTGATAAAATTAAAATATGAACAGACACGTTGAAAAAGGATGTTTAATGGCAATGGTGGAACCGACATATGGTCCACATATTGTTCGTATTGGTAAAACTGCAATACCACCTGAGATATTGTATACAGATCCAAATGATCCGACATATGGTTATGATGATGAACCACACGTGACATTGAAGTATGGATTTTTGCCAGATTTACAACGACGTGATGTCGCTGGAATATTGAAGGGTGTAAAGCCATTTAATATTGTTTTGAAAGCATTGAGTCAATTTAACAATGACAAATATGACGTGGTAAAATTTGATGTTGATACGAACAATCAACCGTTGATGGAGTTAAGACAACGTTGTGATAGATTGCCAAATGATGATAGTTATCCAGATTATCATCCTCATATGACATTAGCGTATGTTCAAAAAGGTAAGTTTCCACATACCAAGGATGGGTTAAACATTGTAATACCAATTACTCGATTCAAATACAGTGGTCCTCAAGGTAAGTATTATATCAATTTATGATCAAGTTAAAAGATTTATTGATGGAAATAGTTGATGGTCAAGGGTATATGACTGCCGAAAAATTCGGTAGTATTTGTTTGAGTCAGCTTATACGTGTGTTTCCAGAATATGAAGTTGATTTGTTTGATGTTGCTGATTTTATAAAAGATCAAAAAAAGTTTAATATGCCTAAACACGTATTGAGACATAATAGTTCGTTACGTGCTAGATTTCATATAGAAACTAACGACAAACTTTATTTCGTCAATATTGTTAATGAGTTTGACAAGGTACCTGAAAGTGAATTAACAAATAAATTTACGATGGTTGATGACGATTATTTGATAAGCATGCAATCAAAGAGTTTGGAACCTAAGGATTTAAATACTCTAAATAAGTTGATGAAATTTAGATGTACGATGGTGTTACAAGATAGAAGTGGAAAAACATTGTTAACATTAATTCCTGAAAAGAACGTTTCATCTATTCTTTTTACTGACTACAACACGTTGAATCAATTGATACAAGATGTAAAAACTAAGATAGATGATGATAGATTCAATGATCTTGGAAAGTTAGATGAAATTAACGATAAATTTGAAGATGAATTTGATACATCTTCATTGAATAGTGTTAAAGATATTACAGATATCGTTAAGGATGACATGGTTAAAGTTGCTCAAGAACAATATGATG